TGTCAAGGAGAAAATCCCAAGAATATGAGAAATCTTTTGGACTACCCCTTTTGGGATACTTCTGATAATTTTCGGCGTATGTTCACAATCGAGTCGTGTATGGCCTGGCGGGTAACGCCTTCTTTTCGGGCAATTTCGCTTATCGCCCCGCGACAGCTGGCCAATTGGCAATACTTTTGCCATCGACGAACTTCTACTTTGGTCAGATATTTACTCATTAAATGCCCCTTCAGCCGTTGACCTGCCCGCCACTGGCCGCAAAAAGGCCGTTCGTTTCAGCATTGCTCTCTGGAGAGCGCTCTGTGGCGCTCTTGACCCGTTCCTGATAGGGCCTGTAAGGCCATAAGGAGCAGGCCAAAATGTCGCAATTTCGCACTTCAACCTTATTGTGCGTGCATCTTTCGGTACAGTATTTAGATATTGCATCTTGAAGAAGTTTATCATTACTTTCTTTTTCTACGGTTGGATGACACACATTACAGACAACCATTAAATTGTCCGCTCTATCGGAACCGCCATGGGACGCGGGGCGAATATGATGAACAACCAAATGTTTTATATTACCACATCGTTCACATGCATTACCCCGCAATATGCGGATTTCTGCTGCACATTTTCTCCACGAATATAGGTTTAATCGCAGTTTTGTTGCGGGGGTTACTCCTCCTTTCCAATTTGGATTTTTTTCGCCCGTATAAGGATATTTTTCGCGTTGTCGTTTGGTTGCGATTGAAGCCATTTGGCGCGCCTCGGGCGATTGCGTCCAACAGTCGGTTGAACAAAATCGTCTTTTCCCTTTTTGGTATGGCACTACATAAAAACACTTGCCACAATTGGCGCAAATTTTCACAATGCCTTTTTTGGTATGCAGCCGCTCAGGCGCACGATAACATTTTTGGCTACAATACTTCCGATCTGACCACCGCTTTCGGTCCCCTATCCGCCGAACAAAGGTATTTCCGCAATAAAGACACGATTTGATATCGACAGAGGACTGCATAATCATAGAATCATCACCTCGTGCCGTCGCCAATCCATCATTTGCTGTCTTTGGGCATCGGTATAGTGTATTTCACGCCGCCTCATAGATGTTCTCCTAAAAAATGAAAAATACCCGCCAGAACCTGGGTGCACATATTTCTCTGGGGGGAGAAGGATGTAGGTTCTGGCGGGCCGTATTCGTTGAGTTTATGTGCACCATCTACTCAAACTATCAGATGGTGCGAGGCTTGTCAAGGGAAAAATTGAACATTTTCGCCTTATTATTCCACGCGGGCGCGCATTATCTCGTTCATATAGTAGTCGCTGACAAAGAATCCGCCCTTTTGTACTACTATAGGAGTACCACTTTGGGGGGATATGAGATCGCCCGCCGCAATAGGGAAAATATCGGATGGCTGAATCGGATGAACTACTACGGGCGGGTCGCTTGTAAGGGGACTTCGGACGTACCAGCCGTGCCGAGAGCATCCGGCAAGACTAAGCACGGCGAGCATAATCGTAGGCAGCAGTAATCTTCGCAACATCCTTTTCTTTGATTCCATTTGTCAGGTCCTTAAACGCCCGGGCTTTCCGTTCGCGCCGGTCTTTGTCTCGTTCAGTCCAGGTCGATATGAACACCAATATCAACTTGGCGACGGAAACTATGATTGCCGCCCAGTTCATATATCACTGTGTCAAGGTTGTTTTGGCCGTAATTCGGCCCCACAAGGCTACCAGGCCGAGAATGATTTCAACCGCGCCGACGATACTCTGCGAGAGTCCTTCGGTCTCGGCGGGAATGTTCTCGACTTGAATCCCGCCGATGTGAATGACCTTGAACATTGTCAGTATGCCGACAATAGTGCCGATTATCGAGGCCCATACGGTCTTGCTCATATACCACGGTTTGCTGTCCATGTGTCTTTACTCCTTTCCGATTCTTTGATTCATAACTTTTTCTATTTCATCGACGGCCTTTTCGGCCTCGGTAATGGCGAGCCATTCATTTCCGCACTCGGAGTGCTCGTCACTAAGTTCTTCGAGTTCCGCCCGGATCGTTGCTATATGTTCGCCTATTGTACTCATTGCATTTTGTTCCACAGCGCCCAGGCCGCTGCACAGACCGAAATAATAATGGCGACAATAATGGGGCCGCCAATGCGCCAGAATACTGCCCCCGTCTCTTTCTTATTATCCATGATGGCATCGAGTCTTTCGCCCGCAATTCCCATTTCTTTGACCAAACCTGCATTGCCATTAAGCCCGTAGAGAGTTCGAGCGTGGCCATTCAATTCCTTGCCGTGGGCCTCACATACCGGTCGTATGGCGGCTACTATATTGCGAACCACATCGAGTTTTTCGCCTTGTTCCTTGACGCCTTCGGTCAGGTTCGTCACATTAGCCTTCAGTCCGCCAATGGCGTCGAGCACCTGTGAAAGTTCAGTGGGCATTACTTATCCTGCTTTCTTCTCTCCTTGCGTGAGGTTTTTCCGCACCTTGCTTCGAGCAATTTCCTTCGCGGCCTCAATTCGGGCCATAATAATCCGCCTCTTTTGGTCTAACGCTAAACCCGACCAAGACGGTTCTCGCATCCGTTCTCCGATGCGGCGGGCTATTTCTTCGGTTGCATAATCCTGATATTGCTCATATCTCTCATCATTTGCCTTCCAGTCTCCCCACTTTCGGGATAGAGCCAAGATGACGTTGCTTTCGGCAAGGGCCGTTTGTATGTCGGGACTGAGCCGCTCCGTAACCCTGCGGCCCGCCTTATAGGTTTCGTATTCGCTCCGGTCCGCCCGCTCGACGGCGGCCTTCTGCTCCCATATCTCTATTTCGGGAATCTTGCCCCGCAGAGTTTTTTGCTGCCCTTCTGTAAGGTCGTCCCATTTAAGCCCGTAAGCGCCGTCGGCGGCAATGTCTTTCGTCATATCGGAACGAGTCCACGCCGTTGGCTTGTAGGATACCGTGGACCCGGAGAAAAACTCCTCGCCGCCCGCCAGTAGCCCCGTCGCCCATCCGTCGTTCCAAGCCGATTCCGTCATTCCGCTCAGGAAGAACGGCAGCAAACTCAAAGCCTCTCGCCCGATAAAATAGGTAACTTCGCCCGGTTTTGTTTTGGTCAGTGCCTCGCCCGCCTCGCCCAATTTGCCTTTCAATCCGCCCTCTGCCTTGATTTCGCGCCACTTCGGTATTTCCCACGCCCGGCCTCCGTAGTACGTCTTGCCGGTCGCCAGGGCCGTGATTAAAGAGACTGCCGGAGAACGCTTGTTGCGGGCAAGCTGGAGAAGCGGCTCGTATCTGGCTTGCTCGATAATCTTCCCGCTCGCCGTTTTCTTACTGCCTGCTATCGCCTGGCACAAGGCGCGAATGTAAGTGCCGTAATCGCCGAACACATCGAATCTCGTATTGCCGAGTTTGGTTTTGCCGAAGTCCGGGCTCCGGGGGTCCCATTCGACGACCTTTTCTTTCGGCCACAACCAAGCGCCGAGGAATCCCGCTGCCGCCATAAACATCAGACCCGACCCAACAAACGAGCCGAGCGTCTTGGCGACTTCTCCGCGCATTGTCGGATTCGTCAGGATAAGCGAAGGGGTTCGCACCCGCGACCAGGTGAACGAGGGCGACCATAGAATCGGGCGGAGTATCCTGTTGGCGGCCTGGCCGAGCCAGGTCTTTGGTCGGGATACGCCCATAAAGGTATTGAGATAGTCGGCCAAGTCCTCCTTCATCTGGTCGGTTGTCGTGTCGTAGTTCTTACTGAATTGGTCGATGTGGTAGTCCCACAGGGCTTGCTGAAGGCGATTGAATCCAACTACAAAGCCCCGCTTCGACTGCTTCCAACCCGGTAGCTTGTCGGATAGACGAGACCAAAACTGCTCCGGCTGATTCTCGTCGTCGTCGAGGAATCTCAGCTTATGGTCTTTGGAGTCGATGTGATTCGGGCTGGCCCGCGTTTCCTCCTCCAGTCGAGCCGCCTGCTTTGCGCTGAAATACCCTTCAAGATTCCAGGCGATACCCTTAGTGTAGAGCCAGGGATACCGGGCGCGCAGCGACCTCGCCTGGCGGCGCATCTGGACGTCCATCCCAGCCCCTAATTTCTGAAGCCCTAAAATATCTTCGACCGTGCGAATCCAGTTGTATCTTCGCAGATTCCTGCCGGCCATTTTCGCCCATCTCGGCCCGAATACCTTGCCGAGCAGCTTTATCTCAAAGTCTCGTAGGTCTATCCCGTTCCGGTATCGGCGCAGGGCCTCTTGACCTTCAATTTTCTTGTACGTCTCCGTCCCCGGCGCGAACATCCCATCAATTCGCCGGCCTACGCTATCCCATTCCTCGGCTGAGAGTGCGGGGGGCGTGTACATAGGCCGGTCTGCTATAAGCGGCCCGCCCATACTCGCCATTGCCCTTCTATGCGCCTCGGCGATAGGAACATCCTCGCCCGCTTGTTTTAAGACGCCCTCGTACTTGGCAACTCTCTGCGCGCGGGCCTTGTGGTATGCCGCCGTAATCTCGCTTTTGACCGCCTTCACCCTTTTGGCGCTCTCGACATCGGCAATGACCTTCTCTTTTGCTACGTCAAAGACCGTTTGCGGCTTCGTGCCCGTAACTGCCTGGAGCGTCGGCTGTATCTCCTTCCAGATATTCTGAAGGTGCGGGCTTATCCTCTCCCCGTAGTCCCCTATCATCTTAGCCGCCCAATCGTTGAAAGCCCGCGCCCCGGCCTCCAAGTGGTACATCCCTATCTTTACGGCGTCCGACCATTCCTGCGGATTGAAAAGTATCGTGCCGCCCGCCTCGCGTCCGCCCTTCAATTTCCCCTTATCCTCTGCCTGCCGCTTCTTAATCTCCCCGTACTCGGCCTGAGTTACCCCTTTGTTCCCCGAACCCCAATGAGTTTTGTCTTTTATGACTTTGGCGGCTTGTTCTTCGGTCATTACCAAATGAGCATCTTGTTTGGGAATAAATTCTGCGATTGCCCGGCCCTGTTCCCGCCCGCCAACGAGCGTTACTACTTTGTATCCGGCAAGACGTTGCTTGCCCATTTTGATACTACCTTCTCCAGTAACTTTGCCAGTGATTAAACCATCGCCAATAATATCGCCAACTTTTATCTTTGCCTCTGCTGTTTTCATTTCTGTTGGCAGAAGATGTTCCCGAACATTCTTCCTGATACCGGGTAAAAGTTTTTGCTTTTGGGCCTCAAGGCCCTCTGGCGCAGGCGCTACGCCCCCTGGGGGGGCTTGCTTGGGTTCATAATATGGCATCACGTCCGCGTTTATTGCCTTGCGCCGGATGCGCGGTTTTTTGACTTCTGGCGGTAGTTGATTCAGGCGTTCTCTTTCTGCCTCTAATTCCGCGTAGTGTTTCGACCATTTTTCCGCGTATGCGTTTGCTTCATCTTGCGTAGAGAATGTTTTTGATGTGGTCTGAACAGTATTTTGAACAATCCATTTACCCTTCAAATCTCCGCCAGCCTCGACAACAATGAACCTACCTGCCTTCTCCGCAGCCGGGGCGGGCTGGGCGGCGGCTATTCTTGCCGCGCGCTTAGTCATCACTCGCTCTTTTGCCTCTGCTTGAGATATGGTTTTGCCAGTCCTGCGCGCTAATTCATATTCGATAGCGTGCATTCTTTCAACGTCTGGCTCTGATAAATTGTCTATTCCTACGCCCCCAAAGATTTGTCTCCCAGGAGCTATTGTATCCAATCTTTCCTTTTCAACTCGGATTTTTTCATCAAACGAAGCAGATTCTTGCTTTAACTCATCAAGCGTCATTTGATTCGGTTGCTTCTCCGCAGCCGGGGCGGGCGGGGCGGCTGCTATCTCGCCCTGGGGGGCTTGCCCGCCAGTAGTTGGGCGGGTAGTTACAGTAGGGGTCGGGGTAGTTTGCAAGCCTACGGGCTTAGGCGCAACGATTTTAGCCCCTCTGGGCGGCTTCTGAGCCGCCCCTGCCTGAATTCGGGCGGCGTCTGCGCCCGGGACCCCTTCCTGCTGGAACATTTGGCCGGTAGGCCCAACTTTCGGCTTTGCGCCCCTGAAATACCGCCCTTCTTGTATTTCCGCCGCCGCCGCAAGGTCCCCTTGTGCTATCCGGTCGAGCAGGTTTTCGTAAGTTGGCAACGCCGCGCCTTGCTGCATTTCATTCAGTTTGTCGATGGCGGCCCGGTCGCCCGCCCCGGCCCGTTCAAGAAGCAGGTTGTAGCGTTGACTCTCATATTCTTCGGGCGATAGAGCCGGTTCGCCCGGTTTTTGTACGGTTGCTGGGGCACCGGGGGCCTTGCGTCCGCGCATCTGTTGGACGCCTACACCAACTCCGCCGGGAATAAGGGCGGTCGCTCCGCCTACCCAGGCGTTTTCGGGCACAGCCTTTAGGCCCGCGTCCCACCCACGCTGGACGGCTGTTCTGAGATTTGCCCCTTTTGTAGTCTCCTTGCCGAAAGTATCCAAGAATTGCTGAGCGAAGCCCGTTACGCCTTCCTGTGTGGCGTTCTCCAGGAAAAGGGTAAACGCTTTGCGCAGAGGCATACCGACTTTGACGCCCTTAATGAATCGGGGAAGGACGAGCATTTCGCCGCCAACTTCCGCCGCCCCGTACAAAGCGCCAATACCCGTGCTTTTTGCTATCGAGCCGCCTGCCTCAAACTGCTCGGCGGCCCCCTCGCCAAATGCCCCAAGACCCAGTAAACCAAGCGCCGCACCCGGCCCTAACAGTACGCCCGTACCCAGGGCGGCAACCATCGAGGGCACGCCGCCCTCCACTACGGGCCGAATAATCCTGGCAATTGGGGCATCTTTGAAGGTTACGGGCGGTCTTTTCTCTGACCGGACTTGGGCGTAATAATCCAGGGCGTCGGCGATTTTATCAGGCATACGAAGCGCACCAAATACAGCTTTCGTACCCTTACCGCCGCTTATTGGAATTGGCTCAGAACTCTCAAAGACAGCCGCTATTTCTTTATCCGTCAAGGGGGGTAATGAAGGAAGCGAGAGTCCGGGAGCAAAAGGGTCGCGTGTGCCTGGGGCCAATTTTGCCGCAGCCATTAAACCGTGCTTAACTCCGCGCGCCAATGATGAACCGAGTCTTTCGCCGCCGATAACGAAAGATTGCTTTATTTCCTGACCTAAAGAGAGTGGTTCGGGCTGAAAGCCGAAATTATCTTCCGGCTCAAAGCCGAAATCGTCTGCGGCCAGTGGTTCAAAGCCGAAATCTTTTGTTGTCGCCGTATTCGCCATATTCTCACGCCCGTTTGTATCCGTTCTTTAGGGCTTCTTGGAGTCTGCTGGCCGGTATTGAGCCGCGCACTCCGTTCGGACTGATAACTCGGACTTTGGGTTCGGTTTTCTTTGTCGGCTCGACTCTGCCTTCCGGCGATTCTTCCTCAGTCTGCGGCCCCATTGCCTCCCGCTCTGCTATTCGTTTTTGGGCGGCGATGATATTGGCGTTGCGGCGCTCCTGCGTCAAATCAAGGACTCTCTCCTCGGCCTCCGCGACTGCCCGCTCGTGGCCTTTCTTGATTGTTCGTTCTCCTCCGGTGAAGTCCGTGCCTGCGTTGATAACGTCCTGAGCCTCTTTGAGGTCCTTCATCAAATCGGTTTGACTGCCTGTGCCGAAATACTTATTCAATGTGGCGGCGCGGCGTTCTTGCGCTGTCATAAATTGATATTCCCCTGGCATTAGACCAACTTGTCCGCCCCGCGCCTTCATCGCATCTCTCTGCATCAGCATATTGAACGCCATTTGCATTATGCGCGGATCGGAGATTTTACGAAGGGCGTCGATATTGATTTCGGGCAGTTCTGTCTGCTGCGGGACGGGGGCCGGAGCATTACCGACAAGGTCGCCGAGCATAGGACCCACTTTTGACGCGGTGAAGTTATTCGCCGTGTTCTGCCCGCCCAGGGCCGTCTGCAAAACTTGATTCGGGTCTGTTAATGCTACCATTGATGTCTCCTTTTAGAACATGCCCATCCTGCCACCGAGAAGTTGTTGGCTATTCGCCGGAACATTGGTTCGATGTCGTACCTATTTGCAAATGTTGTCATAGAAAAATTCACATTCCTTTGTATCCGCCGCTAAGCATTTGTATCAACTTAACGAGCGTGAGCGGATCCATCCCACCTTGCCCGCCCGCTAGGGGCCCCATCATTCCGCCTTGTCCGGGCATCATTCCCATGCGCGCGTCCGGCATCATTCCCATCGGCGCGCCGGGTGTCTGCTGCCGTCCGCCGAGTAACTTCTGCAATAGGCCCCCAACGCCCTGCCCCATTTGACCCATCCTGCCTCCCAGGCCTTGCAACATACGCATCAGCGGGTTTTGTTGTTGAAGTTGCCCGCCTCCCCCCATCATTTGACTTGGCGCGCCGACCATCGGCGCACCTGGTTCACCGAATACAGCCTGGGGATTTGGCTGAGTTGCCCCGCCTATCCCCGCCCCGCCCCATTGCCTTGCCTGGTAACTGTCGAGAAAGGCGTTCCACTGCTTCTGTAGCATCTTCTGTTGGACGAGAGCGGATATACCTTCACTTGCTCCGCCGGCCAGACCCCCCAAAAAACCTGTATTTCTCGGTAGAATTGTCATTGTATAACCCTTCAAAAAGAATTGACTCTCATTATTCCATTGCTACAATAAAACAAGCCATCTGCGGGGCGTAACCCGCAAACGGCTTTGAACATACTCTTTGCAAAGGAAAGAATATGCCTGACGCAATTCAAACAAAAACTTGCTCGAAATGCAAGCAACTCAAACCGATTTCCGAGTTTCATAAACATCGAAAAAATCCTGATGGCTTGCGGAGTTGCTGTAAAACCTGCCATATTGCCGCCAATAAAGCCTATCAGCAAACGCCAACCGGCAAACAAGTTCACCACAGGGCCAATAGAAAATATGGACAAACCACAAAAGGAAGAGAATCTCAGCACCGGAGCGCCCGCAAATACCGGCAAACCCAAAATGGCAAAGAAACTGCTCACTGTTACGAAAGCGAATACAAAAGCCAGTACCCAGAGAGATGGAAGGCCAAAAATGCAGTTGCTCACGCCATTGCCACTGGGCGCCTGCTGCCAACCTGCAAATTGAAATGCCACGAATGTCGCAAGCAGGCCCAAGATTACCACCACTATCTGGATTACGCGCCTGAACATTGGCTCGATGTTATCCCGGTGTGCCGCAAGTGTCATAAGAGACTCCATCGAAATGTTCTATCTTTTGAGCAAGTTCATTAACGGCCTCAACAAGTAATCCTACAAGGGCAGGCAAATGGATCGCTTTGAAACCGTCCAGCTCTTCGACGGCCTCCGGCAATACTTTTTCGACTTCTTGAGCGATAATCCCGGCATCACGCGCCCCAGTGCTCTTCCAAGTGAATGTGTAGCCGTGTAAATCCTTGATTTTAGCAAGGGCGTTCTCTATGGGTTTGATATTCTCTTTGAGCCGCCTGTCGGATTTCATTATTGCAGCCGCCCCTAAAGTGCCGCCGATTTGGCCCCAGTCGGTTTGGGGTTCGGCGTAGTTCTCCATAGCGTTGGCCCCGCCGCCGGACAGAATGTCCTTTCCATAAGTGGCGTAGGGGTTCATATAGGGTTGCTGTTCCTGCCAAATTTCGCGTTCAATATCGAGCGGCTGCTGACGGGCCCCTTGCTCCCAAGACGCCAGTTGCGGCATGTTGAAAATCGCCTCTTGATACAAAGGCGCTACCTGGGCGGAAATGTCCGTCATAAGATTCTCGCCCTCTCTCGAAAGTGCCGAGGCCGCGCCGCCGCTCAAGGCGTTGCCCATCCCTGCGAATCGCTCCATAACCGATGGGGCGATTTCTTCGTTCCAACGGTTCATTGCGGCGTCATATATGGGGTCGTAGAAGTCCATCATCCCGCCGGCCATTCCCGACATAGCATTTTGAGCAGTGGTCATTGCGTTCGGGTCCATTCCAGCCAAGCGTTCGCCGCCATAATACTCCGGCTGCGCCAGTTCCATCCCGCCGATGCCCGGAACGGCTAAACCGGCTAAGGCTTGTTCAAGCTGGCCCCAGGGCTGAGTGTGTGTCGGGGCCTGCTCTACGGTTGTACCGCCGCCGCCAAATCGGGCGAATGGATTTGTAGGATCGCACCAAAACCCATCCCGCTCGATAAGTTCACTGCGTAGTTTCAATCGTGGCCACGTCATCGTTGGCCTCCTTTCTTCTCGGCGTTCCGTAGTCTGCCGCCGTTGTATCGAATTCGTAGATTTTCGTCTTGCCGGGGGTCGCGCCGTACCGTTCAGGTATGCCAGGGTGCAAACTGTAGAGTTCAATCGTGGGGTCGAGCTTGAGGCGGTCAACGATTCCCTTGCAAACCTCGAAGAACTTGTGAAGAATCCCATTCTGCTGATATTCCGGCAGGATACTCATCCAGAACACAACCAGGCGATTTCTCAAGGCGTCTTTCACGGCCCACAGAAAGCCGACTATGCCCCGCGTTTCAGGATCGACGATGCCAAAAAAGAAGGTGTTCGGATTCGACATCTGCGCCGCCGCCATAGGAATCAGGGCGTCAAGAGTCAACTGTTCGTCCGCCTCAACGAGTTGCTCAAAGAGTTTCTGCGGTATCAGCGAAGCCATCGCGGGTTGGGTGAATCTTATGAATTGTAAATCCTTTGTTCCCATATATCCATCTTACTGAACAAAAATTGCAATATCAGGATTGTCCATAATTCGCCTTCTAAAAAGTCATTCACAATTCACTATGATTACTTGACCACCCGCCGCCGGTGCAGCCTCCCACACGGCATAAATAGCGTAAAGCCGTGTCCCTGAATCAGAGTTTAGCCAAGGGTCAGGAAGTGTAGTTGCATTAGACCTTCTTGCGTGATTTCCAGTCCCTGCAGCTGTGTAATTAGTGTTTGTAGCAGTTGCTGTATTGTCAAGTTCACGGGCTAACCAAACTGCCGTTCCATTCCCCAATCCGCTAATATCCCAATCAACCGTCACTCTCTTCCAACCGGCAGTCGTTCCTTTAGCATTAGTGGCCGCTACAAAAAGTCTATTTAGAGGTAAAGTATTTCCAGAGTCATCACTGTACAGACCAACCTCAAAGTTGGCTGCTTCTGTATCATTATCACACCACCAACCCATTTCCACAATTTTAGTTGCACCGACAGGCACAAGGTCTTTCATTGCGTGTGCAAAAGCATCTGCAACCGTATCTCCGTCGGCTGGGTCAGCAGTCGGGGCAACTGTAACAAATCCACAATTTGTGCCTTTTACAACAGCCGCCTTTGCGGGAGAAAGAAGTATAATAAGCGAGATGCCGCACAGACCCGCCAGCAACCATAATCGCCAATACGTTTTAAGATGTTTCATTATTACCCCTTCACTAATCTACATTAGCATTGAAATACCCTGAAATACTTACCTTGACCCAGCCCGGATCGTCTGTATCGTCGAAGTCGATATACACGAGATAATTGGCTGCAATGGTCGCGGCTGTGATTGTTGTCTCGGTCGTGTAGTACATACCCGTACCATCCGAGGCGATTTCAACTGCATCGACGGTAGCCGCACCAGCGCCAACGGAATCTCGCACCATAAGAGTCAAGGTCGTATTATCCGTAGAACTCCAGGCCTCTATCTTCGTAACAGTGAAAATCATTCCGCTTTCATTCGACCATATCGGGCACAAATCCCGCGTAGCATCCGCCAAATCATTCGGTTTGATAATCGTGGCCTGAAAAGTCTTAATGACCTGCGCCAATGCGTACTGCGTATCGCCGCCCGCATCGGTAGTCCGCAAAGTCACATCGTTCGTTTCATTCGCCCCATCCGTGTCAATAGCGACTTGACCGAGTACGGTCAGATCGGGGTCCACCCCATTAGGTAACTCTACCGAGGTCGCCCCGCCGAAATCGAAGACACTTGCTCCGGCAATACCGCCTGGAAGATCGGCCAGGTCGATTTGCCCGGCCCCACTTCCCCAATCTATGTCGGCATCGCCTACAATGTCCGCCGGAAATGAAAACTCAGCATTGCCCGTACCATCGCTTGTAAATGTGAATCCCGTAACGTCAGCCGAACCAAACACCATCCCGGCTGCCCCGGTAACATCAAAAGTACCGGAACTGGTAATCGTACCGCCGGATGTAAGAGCATAACGAGACAGAACCGCCGCGTTCAGGTTCAGGGTCTGACTGGCCGCCGTCGCGTTAAACACCCCGTAAATGAGGGAATCGGTTATCTCTGTGGCCGCCGCCCCCCTGTCCTGATTATCAATTACAAGAATGTCGTGTAGTGTAGTTTGCCGATAACCTGCTGATGGCCCAAGATATACAGAGTCATCGGCGGTCGTTGCACTGTATCCCGCTTTGTATCCTAATGCCACGCTGCGATTGCCGTCAGTCAAATTGTAAAGGGCACAGTATCCAATTCCAATAGAACCTATTCCATCAATGTCACTGCCCAAACCCGCTTCCTCTCCTATAAAAATTTGGTAGTTTGCCCGGTCGGTATTCTTGCCTGCCGATGCGCCTATTGCGATACAACCGACAAAGTCGTTCGTTCCCCCCCATGAACCTTCGAGGGCTTCAAATCCTATTCCGACGCTCCAGGACGGCGTTATGGCATTGCCCATAGCGTTAGTCCCGAGCGCCCAGTTGTTCGTACCATCAACAATCGTATCTCCAGTACGCACTCCTATCAGAACATTCCCCGATCCTGTCGTTATGGCCGTTCCTGCATCGGCACCAAGAATAAGGTTTTCATCTCCGGTCGTTATCGAATTTAATGTTTCGGCGTCACCCACTGAGAGATTATCTGTCGCGGGGTTCGTGAATACGATTGTCGTGGAGAGATAGCCTAAACCCGTGACAAAATCATATATCTGGTCGCCGGTCGCCAAATGCTTCGTATCACCATTGGCTACGGCGGCAGTGTTCGCGTCCACAGTATCATCTGTCAAGGTCAGCAGCGCACCGACCGCAAGGTTCGTATCCGCCGAAATGTCCAATCCAGAGACTGTCGTGGTCGTATGAGCGTGCGAATCATTATCCACCGCCCATACAGAACCCGTTGAAGAGACTACAACATCGCCGTAATCTTTATCATTCACGTCTGCGGTTATCTGCTGCGTTGAAAGCGTGAGATTCACAGATTGGCTATCTACCACGGTTACGGCAGCGTGGCCGCCCGGAAGGGCCTCTATTTTATCATAGACGGCGTTCATAGAGGGGGCGTCGATACTGGTGTCCCAGGAGGCCGCATAAGGGGTATCATTCCCGTCAACGAAATCATCTTCGAGGACGTCATAGACCGATTTGAGCATATCGCCGCTGCCCCCTGGCGTTGCCCAAGTCGGCGCGGCGGCGGCGCCGTTGCTCTTGAGATATTCCCCAGAGGCCCCGAAGGCAAGTTCCGTCACATCACCGTTGGCGTCTGAGTAGAAGACTCGCCAGGCCGTCTGGTAGTCAAAATCGGTCAGGGTTACATTGGCATAGTCAATCTCACTGTCACCCACAACATCAGAATCCAGCGAAAAACCATCTTCTCCGCCCGCGTTTGTGAAGTCGCCGAAATCCTCTGTAGTCATCTCTGTATCATCAATCGTTGACCCGAAAGGACTTGCGGTAAGAACGGCCAACCCGCCCACCTGCAAAGCACCGGTTGAGACATTCACAACACCATTGCCAAAGGTTATACATGGGTCTCCGGCGGTCAGATTCCACGACCATATCACGCTGGCCTCTCCGCCATCGTCCCAGGTAGTTCCGCCTGTAATCTCCGTGGGGTCAAAGGCAATGGTGAGTGTTGCTCCTTCGGAACCTGCTGCGCCTCCATCAATGGCAAATCCTTCGGCTACGGACGCCACATAATTGCCGGTAGTATGAGTTGTTAAGGCTATCAGATTGGTTAGGGCGGCCGCGCCAGTGCCGCCGTAAGCCGTCCCGATTATCGTTCCGTTCCACGTCCCGCTTGCTATCGTGCCAAGCGTAGTAATAGTGGTCGTTCCAATCCAATTTGCAATCAGATTGTTCCTCGTAATCTTTTTTGATATTGGCGAACCGGCGGGGTCATCGACTATGTAGAGGAGGTCATTGACATCCGGGGTTGTAAGTTCCGTTAACGCCGTCAATTTCGTATCGACTGCCAGTACCGAGTTGCATAACAACAAAACTATCAATAAACGTTTCATATTTCGTTACTCCAATAGCATTGCATCGCCGGTTTCAAGGAGAAGCTGATCGCCCGTTTCGAGCAACAGAACATCATATACGCCCGCCCAGGTGGATAGGGCGGCGCGCTTCCACGTATTACCAGCCACACAGACGTACAAATAACTGGTATCATAGGCAACATCACCCGCATCACCAGGGTCATCCGGGTTACCCGGTACCGGTGTCGTCCAGGCAATGCCGCCGCTATCGACCTTCATATAGAAGGCGTCAGTATTAGCATCGTAAGCTACGACATAATCATCGTTGCTCGGTGGGCTGTTCAAATCGACCAAGTACCGAACTTCATCATCATCATACCATGCGAGCGCGCCGTCGGCCAATCCCGTCACTGTATTATCATAGACCAATTCGCCTGGGGTATTTGGGGCCACATCCTGGTCGGTGAAAATCACCCCGAAGAACTGAGGTGTTGATACCGTATTTATGTCCTGTGGCAGATTGAGAGTCAACGAGCCGTCCCCGTCGTCCGTGCGGTATATCTGATTGTCTGTGCCTGCAATCCAGGCCGAGAGGAGTAAGACACTGTTCACGTCATTGTAATCATTGATATAGGCAAGCCGAGAGGCCGTCCAACTTCCGATTTTGGTGTTACGTAAGGGGCCGCGAAATGTGTACAAACCGAAAGCGGTGCTTGAAAACAATAACACAATGACAATCGCTTTTCGCATCAATACTCCCAACGGGCAACTGCTCCCGTACCTGTTGTCCAAACTCCGGCTACTTTCTTCTGCAATTCGATCCCGCCACTTACATACATCAGTCGCCAAGCTCCTTCAGGATAAACACCATTCACATCAGGCAGTTGAAAGTTGAACACCCCGACATTCATCATTGAAAGCTGGACGTTCATTATTGCAGTGAAATTTCTGAGCAAATCTTCCTGGAGTGCCTTAATAAGCAGCAGAAGATAATCTGTGATTTCCGCCGTTCCACGCTCTTTTACGCGCTCGCGGTTAATCACCGGTAATATGCCGGATGGTTGATTTATTAATTCGATAGTCATATTTCATCAATGGCCAATTTTGCCCGCCCTTTTCATTCCCAAAAGGAATCCGTGTATCGCAAAATCGCCGCCCAACACGCCCGCTTGGTAGATATGTACAATTTTCACGCGAAAGAAATCGGCCACTTCACCGTCGGCCCAGATAGTTTTCCAGTGATTCGTTGTGCCGTTGCTCCAAACCTGGATTGTTTTGAAGGCCGTGTCGGAATGGTCTTTATACAAACTCACTTCAAGTCCTTCTCCAACGGCCGCGCTGATAAGAATCTTGAGCCATCCGAATTTTGCTCTCAACCCCTCTTTTTGAAACGGATTGAACTGGCCGGAACGAATATCGGTTGTGATATTCACGCCGTCATCGAGATACCCCTGGTGCAGCCAGAGAATCCGCCCATCTTTCGTGCCGGCAAATTCGTACTTCCGATAGTCCTGATCGCGGATGGGAAAGTAGAAATTGCCCGGACTAACACCATCGGGCAGCCAGGGTCCGTTTATCGAAAACAGACAGTGGGCTGGAATGGTCGATATGTGAAAACTGTCCTCCTGGTAGTTGTAGAGGAGTATGCGGTCGTGATCTGACTGGCCCACGCGCGTAAAGCATATTCCCATAAACTCTCGGTCTTTGAAGGTATGGGCGAATGAATTGACGACCTTTGTAGCGCTCATCTGGTCAAGGATTCCCCGGGCGCTCAGGTCATACTCTCGCGGTTGGTAACGGTCGTAGCTCAAGAGTCGATTCAGGCCGATAGTCGCCAGACTCTCTTTGATAACCGCCGTCCCCATTCTGGCCGCCGCCCCGAAATCACAAGTCCGCCTCTGCCAGGTGTAAGGTGCATCCGTGTTGCCTGTATAAACGATATGCCAAATACTGCTGCGGAAAAAGATGACGGGGACCTCGTCGATGTACCCGCCGGTGACGGGGGTATCATCTGTGGGGGCCTTGAACCAGTTATTCACTCCTACGTTGTCCAAGTTGACATCAGTGTAATAGACGTGCTGAGGATACCATACGCCGCCGATCTTCGGTGAGACGATGAGCAATCGGTTCTTGTACTGAAACAGCATCCGGCACGTCTCTATCACCACCGCCCCTGTGTCCATCGGCAGAATCGTATAGGGGGGGGTGTAATTCGGCGTGTGATAGTAAATGGGGTCAACGCCGTTGCACATATAGAGTCGGCCCCGGTATTCCTGATACCAGAAATAGTCGTCCTCACCGCCCGTGAATTTATCAACGCCCAGCGTGATATTAGTTATGCTGTAACTGCTCATAGGATATACCGTCGTTAAAGTCCAGTTTTCTATCGTCTCAATTTCTGTTTGAAAGATGCCGGGATAGAATTCAACGTTGCCTTTCTGATAACGTCCGCCCGCCGGGGCGTCCCATAAATCAAGCATATCACGGTAAAAATTATCCGCCGCACTGATGAAATTCAGGTCGGCGTCGTAGAACCAGAAGACATCCGTCTCGCCGCCTGTCCCGAAAGCGTCCCCGTAGTCCTGATTGACAACAACTATATGGCCCAAAAAATCGACGAATATCCCTCTGCCCGAAGGCGGACCATCAACCTGGGCAATAATGTTGAGGTCGGAATCCAATTTGTACACCTGGTCTTTGCTTAGCGTATGACTGTATAAAATGACGTAAATATAACCTTTGTAGCTGGTAATGCACCCTGTGCCTATAGTCTCGGTTCGGGTTACGCCCGATTCTACATATAAACCGCCAAGGGCCAATGTGTGCGGATCGCCGCCGTCAAGATCGCAAATGACTATATTGATCGGAAACAAATCGCCCGCAGGCGGGTTGCGCAGTTGGTAGCCGCCAATAATCACCTTGCCCAATGAATCGTCCACGTGAACATCATACGGCAAGCCCTGCTGATCGTTGAAAAGATATATCGAACTGACTGTTCCATCTGAGGCCGCCACTTTCATAATTCGATTGACAAGCGGCGGGTCTGTCTGAAATTGCGTCTGAATGTAAACATTATCATTGGCATCTATGTCAATGTTATAACTTACCGTATTACCTACTCTTTGCGTCCAGATTTGCGCCCCATCCGATAATCGAAATTTATAGAATTGCATATAACCACTTATGCCATTAAGATTCGTAGCAACGTATAAATGCTCTCCATCCTTCGATATTTTCAGTCCTGTAATCACATCAAAATAAATCCCCGGACAACCTCCGGGCGGTATGAAGAAATTATCAACAATACTTCCATCTGTTTTGAGTATTCGTATGGCGAACCCTGTGCCCCCCTGATAGATGTTCCCATTTCTGTCCTGGCACATGCGACCGATTCCGCTCAGCATTGTTTGCCGCCGCACCACCGTTTCCGACCCGTCGAATGTCTCAGTCACTTTGCTCTTATTGATAACCAGTTCAGTTTGTGACGTTCCGGTTTGCAGTGTAAAATAGGCGCTCGAATAGTTCGTTGTGCCTCCGATTCGGATAACGTCCCCCACCTTGAACGGATGCCCGAAACAAGGCAGTGCCGTTCTGGCCGGCGCATAAGTTCTCGCCACGCCGCCCGGGTCGAGCGAAAGACCCTTCCGGGTATAGTAATTGAGAGGCACGCCCCAGACGTAGCCATTCTGACTGATATAGGTCAGTTGATAACCCGCCGAGAGGAGATGATACGCTTGGCGCGTATCGACGACGATGATTTCACTGTAGCCTTCGTGAACGATTTGAGTGATGAGTTGAATCGGATTCCAACCGATTTTTGCGAAAAGGAGATACCCCTTGCGCTTTCTTAGAACGCCCTTGTCCGTATAGGCGTTCACCAATGTTGGGAAGGCGTCGGGCGGAGCCTTCCAGGGTTCTTGCCCCAGGAATAGGCCCGTCCGCATATCCCCTATCAAAAATGACTCATATTTCTCTTCTGCAACTACCATTGTCATTAACTCGCGGCGTGGATGTGCCACACCTGCCGCGTCGTGCAGGCAATTACTTCAATATATCCTGAATAAGCGATTGCGTTGATTCCCGTTACCGGAAGGCTTGCAAGGCCTGTTGGTATGATGATTTCATGGCCTCGACGCCTTCGCAAGACCCCCTTGTCAACGGAAACATTTTCGAGCGTGGGGAAGGCATCCGGCGGGGCAAGCCAGGGTTCTTTGCCGACGAACAACCCCGTTTTCAGGTCGCCAATTAAAAATTCCTCGTACTCGGCCATATTGTCACTCGACGAAGATGTTTATATCGACGGTCCACGTCACGCCTGTCGGACCACTGGTCGGATTGACTGTGATTACAATGTCACCTGCGCACGGAACCGCGTTGAAATCTGTGGAATCCGAGGTCGCCAATTTCATTGTAGCAATCGCCGAATCCATAGAAATCGCCGTGAATGACGCCAAATCCATCCCATCTTCATCTTCAAGCGTAACCACATAAGTCGCGCCGGTCGTATTGGCGTCGCTACTGGTAATGTCAATTCGCTCAATAAGGCCGTTGACGTTGGCTATCAATGTTCTAACGTCGTTGGCGTCGGCGGCCACAAGGCTCATTTGTGTGGCCGAATACTTGCCGACCGGGTATCTCATATCGAGATGCCTGTTGTCCACGCTGCTAACAGCCATCAATGCCGTAACGCACAAACCCAAAACTATGCCCAAAGCTATGCGCTTCATTTTGTTTAGCTCCTTAGAATGACCTTATGGATTGTCGGTTGTGTTGCTGTTTGAGTTTCTTTCGGTCAACTTGGCTCTTGTGCCAGTCGTAAACAGGCATCAATTCTGCAAGGCGCTCCGACTCGCCCTTCTCGGAGAGGTACTGCATCGCCGAGCCATAGACGATGAGTTGGGCCAGAACGTCGTCGTGAACAGTATCAATGTCCTGTGATAGGGCCGTGAGCCGCGATATCGATAGCACCGCCCGCAGAAGGTATATGTCGTTCGGGAGAGGCCGCACCCACATCTTGCCCCCGGCCACGCAGCAGGCGTTGGGCGTATTGCGCATTCCAGGGTCGCCGTCGGCGAAATAGTCGGTAACGGCGGCGGCGGAGAACAGCGTCGTGCCCGGTATGAAGGTGGCCGTCGTGTATATTAGAACATACCCCATCACCGCGTAACTGGCCCCGCTTATCGTCAGGGCTTCAAGAGCCGCCTTCATCGAATCATAACCCGTACTGTTTGCGGCTGCGGGGGTAAGAGTGATTGTTCCAGCGGCGTCTATCTCCAGGAGCCACGCACCCCAATGGTTTGAGGGCACGTTATCGCCGGACATTGTTGTTTCGGCAGTGGCTTTGGAGTAGGTATAATCCCCGATCCTGTACTTGAAGGCCGAGTTCTTCACCTTCGCCGCGCTCGTCGTTCCTATTACCAGTGTGGGCGGCGTGATGAAGTCCTCGTTCTCATAGAGCGGATAGTCCCTGAAGAACTGCTCCTTATCCCGGTAGATTCTCAATTCAGAGGCATTGCACATCACTGGCTCATTTACGTCTAAAACCGCCTGGCTGAGTGTATATTCCCCGTCGTCCGCCGCATCCGTTTCCTGCGTCCAGTCCGCCTGAATGGAATCCAGATCGACTTCATAAGGCAGGTGCAGCTGCATATACTCGTTGAGCTGGGTATTTACATCGGCGTCCGCAATATCATTTGTTGACGAGCGGCCCGTTACGGCCCGCCACCGTGTGCGCAACGTACTCAAGGCAATCGCCATCGGCAATTCCTTTCAAAAGAGAGGGTGGCGGGAGGACTCCTGCGCCACCCTCCGAAAGAAGAAAACCACCTGTCATCCATTCTTAAATTTCAGACACGGTAATAGTTACACCGTTGATTGCGATGTCCGTACTTCCCGCCGTGGTTCCCGTAACAAGAATGTAATACGAGGTCGCGGCAGTAACGGTTTCCGCCAATCCAGCTTTGCTATCGACGATTTTATAGTCCGCCGTCTTTGAGATCTGTGTTATCGCACCGACGCTGCCGTCGGTACAATCGTCGGCAACAGCGACTACTTTTCTCAAATCGGCATTAACAACAACTGCGCCGCCGGCACTTTCAATCTGCCCGCTTATAGTGAAACCGGTGATTATCCAACCGACCTTTAGAGGTACTGTAATGGGTATCACCATTGTTTCGGTGGTCTGTGACGCGGGCAAAGTCGCCAGCGAGGTATTATCGGCTGCTCCTATCACCCAGCCCGCACCCGTTGCTCCCAGTTTGGCATAAGCAATACTCTGGACATACTGCTGCGACGTGCGCACGAGATTTCCAGTGATGTTAATGCCGCCGGACCCGGCCTGGATATTGGTCGTCGAAGTCGTGTTAGTACTGCCAAGAGTGACTGTTTTGGCCGCTGCGCCGTTGCCTATCGCAATCGCCTGGACTCCGGCTCCGCCGATTGTAACTGTGCCGGTGGTGGTTCCAGTTCCGATATCCGTGGGCTGATTGTTACTTACATTGAATCCGACGCCGCCCGAACCTGACTGCAACAAAGTAGCTGATGTCGTTCCGGTGCTTCCTATGGTGACTGATATTCCCGCAATCGCAATAGTATCTTTCCCGGAACCTATTGTAAAGGTATCGGCGGTAGTATCGTCGTCTCCGATGTGAAATACGTTTCCGTGAGTGTTAGTGCCTATGTTAATCAAAGACCCGCCCGAACCACCGTTCAGAGTAACATCATCGACGGAAGACAGAGCAAGGTCGCCGGTTCCGGCGGCAATCGCAATAGAACCGGTGGATGCACTGTCACCGATGGTGATAGTTTTAGCTCCCGTACCACCAGCCCCGACATTGATAGTCATTACTCCGGTTCCGCCGACACTGACAGTTCCGGTGGAATTGCCGGTATTGATATTGGTTGCAACGGTTCCATTGGACGCATTGACATTAACACCGCCTGAACCGGCTTGTATAGCCGTGCTGGATGTCGTATTGGTGCTGCCAAGAGTCGTTCCCTTGACCCCGGCCCCAGTGGCTATGTTAATCGTTTGAGCAGTCGCATCAGTTCCGATGTTCATAGCGCCTGTGCCGCCGCCGATTGTAACGGCAAAGTTGGAAGCGGCATTTAGACTTACCGTTGCGCCGCTGATTGTTGTGCCTAACGTTCCTGTAATCAGGCCATCAGAGGTAATTGCCCCGATTCCGGTCATTACTCCCGCCGTGGAGATGTCCCAATCGGAAGAATCAATAGCTACGGTGGGATTGCCGTCGCCGATTGCAATGGCGGGCGTATTTCCATTGGTTAAAAGGATCGCGTTCTTGTAGGCGGGACCGGTGTCATTGTCATAGACTTGTAGGGCAATCGTATTGGCTGTGGTCGTAGTTCCCTTGATTACTTTGGTAGTGGCCAGTGTCAAATCGCCTGTAATGGACAGATCGCCAAGACCGGTAATTGAAGTAAGACCCGTTACCGCGCCTGCGGCGCTAATGTCCCAGACGGAAGAATCAATGGTGACTCCGGCAGTGCCGTTACCAAGAGTAAGTGCTCCCGTGGCATCCAGGGTTGAAGTCCCCACTCGGTCGAACGTGCCGGTTCCTGATACGGTGATGCTTGCAGCATTTGTAATTGCGCCTGCTGTCGAAATGTCCACTCCCGTACTTTCAAGAGCAAAACTTGAAGTGCTGTTGCCAAATACGATAGTTGGAGTTGTCGCATTTGTCCAACGAAGTACGTCGAGATAACCAGGCGCATCGGTATCATAGACTTTGATTGCCCAAGTGTCGGTGATAATCGTAGTGGGCAAGATGTCAACATCATCGGCAAAGGTAATGTCGGAAGAAATGGCGCCGCCGGCGAATGTTCCACCAGCATCTGTCAAATCCACCCACCCTGCCGTCGTGCGCACATAGAGATTGTCGTCATCACTGTCATAAAAGACCGTGCCTTCTACGGTTCCCACTGCCCCCGTTACGGGGTCAAAGAGGAACTGGTCGCTCTTGGGAACGACAAGCCCGAAGTCCATCAGAACAATACCACTGCCGCTTGACCAAGCGAGGGCGTTGGAGCCGAAGGTCAATATCAATTCCTCGCTGTTCTCGTTGAACTCAAAGGCGTTATTCGTTGCATTGTCTATCGTAGCGCCGTTGGCAAGGGTGATTGTGTCCATCTCCATGTTCTTGAACTGGGGATTGCGCATAAACGCATCCATCAGGTCGGCGTTGCCCGCGTATTCCAGATTCCAGGGCACAGAGGCCAAAACGACCGAACCGAACAACAGGCACAACATCACTATCGCAGTCGCAACTTTCTTGAAGGGACTCGTTTTCGCACCGCCTTTCTTATCTTCTCCCTTGCCGCTCAATTTCAATATGGCCAGATTGTGCGCCCGCAAAACGCGATAGACGTCGTTGAAAGTCCTTGCGGCCTCTTCCGACGTATCGACATCTTGCGGTAAAACATTGGTATTTCGGATACTTGGGATTGTCATTAAATTACTCCTTTACTCTGGCAGGAGAACGCGGTAGAATTGAGAAAGCGAAAGGCCCCGATTGGCGGGGCGATTCGCTTGAACATAACTTTTATGAAGGAAAAGCTATGCCTGAACCAATTGAAACAAAACGCTGTTCTCACTGCAATACTAATCTTCCAACTTCTCAATTTTACAAAGACCGAAGCCGCAAAGATTGCCTTGCTTGTTATTGCAAATCTTGCAGCAATAATAAGCAGACTCGCTATCGATATAACCATAGCGACAAAGGCAAAGTGGCAATGCTGCGCTATGAACACAGCGCCAAAGGCAAGGCGTATCGCAAAGTCAATCATCAATCCGCCAAATACAAAGAGTCGCATCGCCTTGCAGCCAAGTCCGCCAAATACAAAGAGTCGCATCGCCTTGCAGCCAAGAAAGATAGAATTTGCCATACCTTGCAGAACAAAGCCCGCGCAAGCGTTCATTTTGCAATTAAAATGGGACAGTTGCCCAAAGCAAAAGACCAACAATGCTCTTATTGTGTAGAGCCTGCTATCGAATACCATCATCATCTTGGTTACGAGCCTCAACATTGGCTTGATGTCGTTCCTGTCTGCAAACAATGTCACACTACTGTTGGCTAACCTTTACTGTCTCCTTAGATTCTTCTGAATACAACCCGAACGGAGCATCTTTGGGGGCATCGCCAACGATAGAAAACCTAAAACGCGGCTTGTACCCGACAATTCGAGATGCCATTCTGCCGGTCTTGGTGTCCTCAACGTCTTTGTATATCGGACTGCCACGATGCGCCAGCGAAATGCTCTGAAACTCTTTGGCCTTTGAGACGAGGCACTCAGGCATAACATTCAACAAAGGTGCGCCGTTGGTGTCTGCCTGAAATAACTCAAAATAGTGCCCCCCGGAAGTGAAGCCGAAACTACTGTCGGGATCATCGTTATTGAAAAACTCCACGATGAGTTTCTTGGAAGGCGGGTATTGTTTGCCTTGCCAAGTGCCCCCGTAGATTGCGATTTCCTCGAAGTTGGGGAATCGCTTTTCGGTCGCCTGGAAGCCGAGGGCCTCCATTCGCTCTTTCTTTAACTGCTCGCGCGCTTCGTCCTCGATGGCGAGTTGCCGTTTCTTCTTTTCGATTTCAACGGCGCGCACCATTTTGTCGCGCGGCATGTTCGCTGTGAGGCCCAGACCCAAAGACTTGGCCGCCTCTTTCAACTCCTTTTCGGTGTACTCGGTTAAAGGTTTGCTTGCTAATTCAGGGTCCATAGCAAATCTCCTTGTTTACTGATTAAACACTGTTTTTAGGCCCCTGGCGTTGCGCAGGAGCCACGAACTCTGTCTGAGGGGTATCTATGCACCCCGGTTTTACGCGCCTTCTATGCCGCCCGCCCAGCCGTCAACGTCGCCGTGGTCTTTCTGGCCGTCGGCCTGGAAGGCTGCGTAATAGGCTTCTTGACCATTAGCCATCCGGGCAGCCGCTACGCGGAAGCCTTGATACCCGACGCGCAATGTTGATACATTGACACGTTCCCAGGTAACACCGTTATCACTGGCGCTGACTCCGCCTGTTTCGACGGGCCAGGAGGGTTGCGTTGAACCTGTAGTCGTACCGGCTTTGGCCTCAAAAATCGCGTTCCGGTCGGCAACCCTGCCGTCGATGTCCGTGCCGGCACTCGTCGGGCGAACATAAGTGCCGTGCGCCGTATTGGTCCGCGCCACAACCGTCAAACTGCCCGACCAATCTACTATTGTCGGACCTGCACTGCCCGTATCGTAGGCAGCAAAGCCGGCGGTGTCGGCCAATTTGGTCTTGGTTCCGGCGGTGTCCAAAATGCCTTCTTTTGAGCCGGACGCCTCGTCATTTTCCATCATTCCCCACCACCACATAAATAGTGGGTTTGTTACTCCCAATTCGACGTAAAGCAGCAAATCGGGTTTGAAGCCGGTGGGGATGTAAACCAACGCGCCGTCCGGCTCGAAGTGTCCAAGTTTCAGTTGCATAATGAAATCTCCTTAATGACCTGATTAGGGGTCACAATGTTTATGTTGACGTTAGGTTGTGCAGATCAGGCGCAGCATTCTCGTATCGTCGAGAATCTTCGAGGCCGCCCAGAACTTGTAGAAGTAGATACTCCAGGCGTTCGTCGGGCTGCCCGACTGCTCCGGCGGTTTGTAACCTAACATTTGCTCGCCCGCCGGCAACTTGACCGTGCCGTAAGCCTTCGTGCCGAGAAGGGGCACGGTGTACGTGGTGCTGACCTTCTTTGCGTTACGGGTCAGAAGCCAACGAATGTGCCTGGTCGAACCGACTTCGTTCTCATAAGCCCCGCCGGGCGAGGCATAGACTTGAACCTCTCTGAACCCGGCCACGTTAATCAGGGTGCTCCAAAGGTCGGTGTGCCCAATAGCGATATATGCGGGCGCTATTGGGGTTGTTCCAACTCCCTTGCCTGCCGTAATCATCGGTGTTATCGGGTCGGCGTAGCCCATCAGGGTTTGAACCGCGGTATCGAGGTCGGTTGCGTTCAAGTGCGTCGCCGTGGCCCCGCCGTTCGACATGGTAACACTCGATGCACAATTGGCCAGGACTTCACGCACCAGCGTATCGCGCGTTATCGCGGCCATGTCAGCAAGCCACTCGGTGAGCTGTTTGGCGTCCTGACTCCAGCCGATTAGGTCGAGCCACTCCGTCCATTTCACCCAGGCCGAGTACCTGTCGAGATCGACCTGCAAATCCGTCTTGCTGGGTACAACGGGGGAACCATCAACCCCTTCGACATTCGGGGTCGTTTGGGCCGTTGGGGGGGTCCATCTGCGCCACTTGACGGTCTTGCCTTCGCCCGTGGGCATATCGATCG